CACCGCTTGCCGATACACCCGTGACGGGTATTACGATGCTAAGAAGAACCTCGACCGTCCCAAGCGCCGTGGTGCCCTGTACACCCGTGACCGAGAGGATTTGGTCCGTGACGACAGATACTGTCCCCACCGCTCCCGTAGCCACAACGCCCGTCACAGCCGCCACAGCAGCCGCTGCAACGACTACATTTCCTACCGCCCCGGTGGCCGAGACCCCCGTGACAACCGCCGTAGCCGACGCTGCGACCGTAGCGGTACCCGTCTGACCCGTAGCCTCAACGCCGGTAACAGCAAGAACTTGGTCTGTAACAACAAAGACGGTGCCCGTCTCGCCCGTAGCCTCAACCCCTGAGACAAGCGCCGTACCACTTGCCGCCACCGTGACCGTCCCTACGGCACCTGAAGCCGAGACCCCGGTAACCGAGATGACTTGATCTGTAACGACAAAAACGGTACCCGTCTCGCCCGTAGCCTCAACGCCTGTGACGGGGACATTTGCCGCCGCAAAGACAAGAACCGTACCGGTCTGGCCTGTAGCCTCAACCCCTGTAACTACGGCAATCGCAGACGCAGCAACGCTTACCGTGCCGACAAAACCTGTCGCGGTAAGATTACCAACACCTTCGCCCCAGCCTTGTTCGCCCCAGCCTACGCCAGAGGCGTTCCAACCGTCGAAGGCGACTATGACGCCTGCCACGGTCCTTTGCCTAACTTAATTAGGCGATACGAAGGATCGCGGTCGTCGAAGTCGCAGCCGGGAACTGGATGGTGAAGTTACCTGCCGTCGAGGTTTTATCCCCGCCGAACGCCAGAACTGCCACAGCCTTGTTGCCTTGGGTCGCGTTGTAGATCAACGCACCGTTGGAAGTCAGCGTGGCGCTGTCCCAAGTGATGTCGTCGAAGTCGAGCCAAGCAGTCGTACTCGTAAAAGTCGGAGCCTGCGAGATCGTCAGCGTCTTGCCACCTGCTACGTAGTTCGTACCGGACGAAGACACTTCGTTTGAAGTGGTATACGCCGTAGTTGAAGCATCGAGCGTAGCGGAGGACGTATATAGCGCAATCTTGAAGACATCCGCAGCCGTCGAAGCCCGAATCACACCGGTTCCGAAGTTGTGGATACCGTCCAGAATCTCGACCTTGAACGATGTCACCATTGCCTGAGAAATAGCCATCTCAATCTCCTAGATGCTTTGCAGCATCACTGAATCCGTTTTCAATAAGAACACGACGCGCATTCATCCGTTCAGACTCTTGCGCTTCTTGCAGGTACTTCACAAGTACCCGGTTTAGTTCTTTCTCCGTTTGTACACGAAGAATGCGGGTGGTAGCCCGTTCAGCAATCTCTTCCGGGGTATACCCCCGGTTGCTCGTGGTCTGGACAAACACATGCCCAAGTTCCATGTGTCCGTCCATCAAGTCACCTGTACCCGAACCTGACCAGAACGATATGCATCCTGACGATCCAGACCATCGCCCAGACGCTTCAATTGAGCAACGGCTTCCTGATACTTCTGGTCGTAGTACTGCATCATGTCGGCTTCGCCCTTGAGATAGGTGTAAGCCTCACGGAGTGAACCGTAGAGAAGCACAGTCTCAAAATTATCCCCGACCCATGACGTACCTGCCGTCACGATTGAAGCCGGGTAATAGTAGTAGTGCAGTTCAGCCGTGTACGCAAGATCCGGGGTTGGCCCAAGAATCATGCTAGCGTTGTTCCAAATAGCGTAGTATTTAGGCTTGCCGTACGAGTTAGGCGGCGGGTACGAAGCGCGGATGAAATTCACATCCTTGTTGAGCAGATACTCGTAATCGCCCGTAGTAGGGTCAATCACCGCTAACGAGAACGTTGAGAGCCAGTCCGAAGGCAACTGAAAGTACTGTAAGTTAATAGTCATCGTCCCGGTCACGTTCTTGCGAATAGCAGGAATCTGAACGGAGTTATAGATTCGCTCTTCAGCCAACTGTACGAACGTTGGGATATTGGAGACGAACGAAGACTCTGTGCTCTCACAGTAATCTTGGATCAACGTCACCAATGCCGAATAGTTCACGGCGACCAGCCCGACCTGTACTTCATGTTGGTTTCAAGGTTGATCTGCGAGACAAACTTAGTGCCCTTCGTCGCAGCACCAGCACCCTTCATCTTCATGTGGGTGACGCCCTTGTTCACATCCTTCTCAGGGTAGCCATTGCGACCCGTCGAGTCAGTGTTCGGCTTGATCTTGTTCATGTTGTTCATAAGGCTTACCTCGGGCCGCTGGAGCCACGCATCGGGCTGCGCTGGTTCATCACCTTCGCCATACCACGACCGTACTTCTTCATGTCGGTGTTGGTCTTGCCACCCGCACGAAAGCCCTTAGCGTTCTTGCCGTGAGCCTTGTTCGCCGGAAGTTTAGCGTGTTCCTTCAAAGTCATAGCCATTTCAAATCTCCTAGGTCGTTACGACCGTTACAGTCCCTACTTCACCCGCCGGAGCGAGCGTATTAGGGGTCAACCCTACATCGTAGGAACTCGCCCCGCCAACCGGGTTCCAGCCCCACTGGATCATTCTACTACCGCCTGCGCCGTTATTGCCTTCTTCAAAGTAACTCAGGTCAGGTCTTGGGTTCCTAAGCGCCTGCGGGTCATCCACCGGGTAGAGGCCCAGCGACAACTGCGGCTGATCAGGCTCCCAGCACTCTGGGCAGACCAAGATGTTTACGTTCTTGGTCTTGATAACGAGGCTCTTCAATTGTCGCAATTTGTACCGAAAACCGCATCGGTCGCACTCCGCGATAGCATGTTTGCCACTTGCAAACCGATTTGGCATTAGTAGCCACCCAAGAAACTCTGGCGGGGCACAAACCGCACTGCCGCCTTCTCCCGGTCTTCCCCTGCCGCCAAGTCCCAAGCCTCGTCGTACTGGGCTTTCAGGATCTGTGTGCGGACATCTGCACCCGGAATCTTCATGGAGAGCATGTAGGCTAACCCCGCTACCAAGCAGGGCATAAACCGAAACGGGATATCCTGACCGTTAGAACCCACACCGGGATCAAACATCCGCACAAGGCGCGTGTAGACGAGCGTCCAAGTGGTCGTGTTATCAGGCTTCGGCCATACCGTGTACTGCGGGTACACGATGACGTTATCAGCACCCGTGGCTCCAGTACGCCGATTGATCCAGATCTGGATGGGGCGACCCGTCGCGTTCTTGTTTGGGATGGACAGGTAGGTCGAAGAGGAGATACGCGAGATGTTGATGTCCTGTTGATTTGTTCCCGTGCCTGTGCGGATCACATGGTCAAGCAGGTCAACCGTATCGACAGGAAGGTCATACGTGCCTTGGTTGTAGGTTAGGGTCTGCGTACCCGTCTCAAGCGTCCAAAGGTTAATACCCCGGTTCGCCCAGTCCATGAACAACAAGGCAAGGCTGCGCTTAGAGGTACGGAAGTCATAGCCCGTACGCAACTCAGCCCCACAACGCTCAAAAGCCTCCTCAATGATCGTATTAAGATCAAGGTTGAACTCGGTTGTGGCTGTAGTTTTGTCGGCCATTTACATCCCTCGCCGTCTGTACGGCTTCACTTTTTCTTTAACACCTTTGGGCTGCGCGACGAACTGCTTGCCTTGGGCTTTACCCTTACGCTTGGCTGCGGTGGTACGGGCATATTCCGAAGGCGAGAGAGCCTTAATCGCAGCCTCTGGAAGATACCTTTCGCCCGTGTCAGAAGATCGTTTACCACTCTTTGTTCTCCATTTCTGCTGCCCCCAAGCCTTGAGGGACTGTTGAGGAGCCTTCATCCGCGATACCCGCCGCCTTTGGCCTTATACTGCTTCGCCAGCAACTGTGCCTTGCGGGCGCTCCATTGCCCTGCGCCAGTACCCTGCACCGCACGGGACTTGATGGACTTGAAGAGGCTCTCGCGCATACCCGGCTTGGTGTAGTTCCCGGCCTGATTGACCTTGCTCTTCACCTTGCCACCCTCGGCATGACGAATCGGCTCACCCGTACCAATCACGGGCTTGTTGTCCCCACGACGCTTGGCACGGGGGATCTTGCTAGGAGCCATAACACCCATACCACGCGACGGCATCATCAGACGAATCTGCCCTTGGTCTTGCCCTTGACGGCACAGCCATCAGCCCGCTTGGACGCAGAGGAGACTGAACCGCCGGAAGCGTACTTCTTAACCTTGCCGCCATGCTTGAACACGCCACGCCCCTTAAGAACGTCAGCGCGGGTCACCTTACCGTCGCCGGTCAGATCAGGCATACCGCCTTTACGAAACTTCTCCACGGAACCTCCAGACTTCATGCCATCAACTTCACGAGCCTCCCGTGCGGCACGAAGGACCCAATTTCTCCGCTCGGATTCCGACATACGCTCGTAGTTCCTACCGATACCGTAGCGGCGTATTGCAGTTGGTCCAAAACCTACCGCTGCGGCACCTTTAAGAGTGTTTTTTGCAATACTCTCCTGTTCTTCGCGAGTCATGTCGGGGTCGCCAAAACTAACACCACCCATATCCACGCGAGTTCCGGGTGCAGCACGGGACGCCTTGTCTTTATTTGCACTCTTTCTGGCTTCTTCTCTAATGCGATCTGACGTAGGAGACTTTTTGTATTTCTCCACAAATTCTTCATCTGACATACTACGCGGCTTCGACTGAGCAGTGCGCGGCTTGCCTGTTTTAGCAGGTTTTTTAGGCTTATCTTCTCTGTCGCTCTGCACGCCGGGCTGGGGGTCTTCTTCGTACCCAAGTCCGCCTTCGGCAAACCGACGCATTTTCCGTTTCATACGAATCTGCCCTTGGTCTTGCCCTTGACGGCGCAGCCATCAGCACGCTTGGACGCAGACGAGACGGAGCCGCCCTTGGCGTACTTCTTGACAGAGCCGCCGCGCTTGTACCCCGGAGAGTCGTTTTCAGAACTCCTCTCAAACCGCTTGTACGCTTCCTGTGTCTTGCGGTCCATATCCGCTTGGCGCTCTTCACGACGAGCCGCCGTTGCCAATACATCCAACTCTTTATCCTTTTCACTAAGAGTTTTTTTTCCAGATCTAGACATGAATTCTTCTAGAGTTGGGGCAAGAGCGGGTTTGTCTCCCATCTTTCCGCGATAACGATCAAGGGTGCCCTGATTGCGCCCCCTACGGATACTGCCCCGTTGCGGCCCGGCCATTAGCACTTACCGCCATGAGCCATCTTGACCATCTTGCCCTTGGTCTTGCCCTTAGCAGTGATGCCATCGGCACCCTTGCGGTAGACCGCGCCGCCTTCCTTGTAGCCCTTCATCATTGCACGGCCCATCGTGTCCGGCGTACGACGCTTCATGGCGCGACCGGCTTTGTCAGCCATACCTTTCATTTTCATCTTCATTTCGACTTACTCCTGAATTTACGGCCTTTGTCGGCCTTGTTGAATTCCTTCGCCACTTTGGTCGGGACTCCGACTTTCTTAGCAAAAGCTGGGTTATGGGCGGCAGCGGCCATCAGATTACGCTGCGCCTTTGACTTACTGGGCACGGTGCTGCTCCATCAGTCGATCAATCTTCTGCTCAAGCCGGTCCAGCCGGTCCATGAGCATCTGCGAGTCAGCCCGAACTTCAACGCGGGTGATGTGGTCCCGCGCAACTTCTTCACGGGTCTTGTTGAGCAAGATCCCAATACGATGGATCTCGTCAGACTTCTCTTTCATCACGTACCCGATAAAAGCAAGTACGGCAGTCAGGGCTATGTTCCAGATCAGGATGTCCATCTCAGCACTTCCACGCCCTGAGCGACTTGTTGATCCGGCTGTTCGGGTCGTTCGCTGTCTTGGCACTCGTAAGCTTTTTCTTCATGCCCGACATGCGAGCACAGAACGATTTCTTACGAGAGCCGCCTTCAGGCTGCGGACGCTTCAGGCCCGGCTTACCGGGGTTGGCTGCGTTATACGAAGCTCGGCCTTTGGCATTCAAGCCGCCAGCCGGGTTCTTCCCTTCCTTACGCTGCCACGCAGGTGATTTAGCCATGATTAGTTATACTCTTAAAAGCCGTTGGAAGTCTACGCCCACATCCGGTTTGGCGTCGATGGGAACACCCGGTACGGCTCCAACTCCGGCGCTTCATCAATCAGCCGCACATTGGCATGGTAGCCGTCGAGCGGGGCCATCTCGGGGAACTCGCCATCGTCGCTTTGCAGCATCGTGCCGGTTGGTTTGTGGATTGTACCGATGAGATCAATAGCAGAGTAGTTGGCGATTTCGTTACCCTCTTCGCCTTCCACGCGATACAGCACCGCCTTTGCTGCGGCTTCCGAGTCAAACTTGAGGTAATAGTCGATGTACATGGTGGCTCCTTAACCTGTTAATGCTTGAAGTTGTTCGTTAGCAAGGCGGGTGGGGTAGTAGGCGATGCGGCGGATGGTGCCGTTTACATTGTTTGCGCCCGTTGACCGCGACCCAATGTTAAGTTGCGTTAAACCTGCCGGAATTGTGGCGCTTGTGTCTTGTGTCCCCAATGAACCATTCACGCTTTGCTGGATGCTATTCAATATATACGCTCCAGCCGCTTTTCTGACAGACCCTAGCGTAACGGCCACACCCGGAGAGGCTACTGCTGTTCCACTATCAGATACAACAAATTGGCTAATGGTTCCAAGTGATGAAGTTGATTGTCTAATGTAATTAGTAAGCGAATTGCTATTTATGTCTGCAAAAACATACGCAACAGCAAAATCTGGCGTATTTGCTTCCACATACAAAGTCCCCTCCACCACGTTATACCAATCCGAAAAATTAGTCCCCGTCATGCTCGCTGCATCCGCGTTGCGCGTAAGGGCGGTGGTCGTCGTGGGGATGTAGGAGGTAGCAAAGGCTCCGGCTTCGAGTTGAGCGCCCCAGATGAAAATGCCAGAGGTGCCGTCGCCTGTGTAGCTAGTTGTTGATGCACCTTCAATTAAACGCAAAGTAAAGTTGCTAGTCGCAGACGCAGTAGCTGTTTGTGTAATAGAACAACGATACCAACCGTTGCCTACATTGGTAATTGAAGCAACAGTTCCTGTGAGTGCTATTGTTGCTGTCCCGGCAGACAAATCAAAAACAGCGGAAAAAGCA